AATAGAGCACTAATTTGACTAGGTGAGTTTTGATAAGTAATACCTGGAGCATATAATGCATTGTAAGCATATGCATCTGTATTAGCAAGTAAGCTAATTGCGGTATCATAATCAGTAGAAAATAATCCTTGTACGTTATTAGTATTTGAAGTAGCTGCAACTGCTTTAATATTCTCGTACATGTTTAATGAAGCCGATGTACTAAAGTCTGCATTTAAGCAACCAAATAAAGCACCTGTAGCACTACCAAATGAACCATTTAATGAACCACTCCCTGCTGCTGGTAAAGAAGCTGTGTAGTAAGCATATGGTTGACCCTGTGGATTTAAGTAATTTGGAGTTGGAGCAAATACGTTAGAAACTCTTACGTAGTTTGATGCGTTAGGATAAGATCCTGAAATTTGAATGTAATAAGCACCGCCATCACTTGTTACGTTTTGAGCTTGATCTCCTAATACGTAAGCAATATAGTTATTTTGATTTGGATCCATTGAAAGATTAGACCAAGTTTCTACTACGCTCTTATTTGTAGTGTAGTCGTTACCTTGTCTAATTAATAAGGTGAATAAACCAGATCCTGTATCTACATTAGAAATTTCCCATCTTACGTTGTTAGCTGAACCAGAAGGCAATAAACCTTTTGGAGCTTGTGATCCTGATGCAGATGCACTGTTATTCATTACATTACCTACGCTTATAGTTTGAAGTTCAAACGAAGCAGAAACTGCTCCTAAAAGCGAAGCAACAGAAGCTGTTGCTGCAGTATAAGAACCACTAGCTACTCTTGTTACTAACAAAGAAGTACCTCCTTGTTGGAAGTAATTATAAGCTGCTTGAGAGGTCAAGTAATCATAAGATGTACCTCCAGAAATGAAGGTAGCACCGTATTTTGCTTTATACTCAGAATATGTTGTAATTAGAGTTGGAATGTTTACTCTACCAAGTACGGTTGGGCCAACTAATGCTGCACCAACTGTAATAGGACCTGCTGTTATTTGAGATTGGTCATTCTCTGAAAGGAATACACCTGGGGAAATTAATGCTTCTGCCATTTTAATAATTTATTTCTACTAATAAATAGCTGATACCGTTGGCAAAACCTAATTTATTACAATGGCTTGATCTCGCCTGTTTCTGGGTTGATTGAACCATCGCCGTACTTCTTTCCAAAAGAAGATAAAAGCTCTCTTTCCTTGGTTGCGTTTTCTTTAATTACTACTTTTAAACCTTCTAATTCTAGATTTATTAAAGTTTTTCTGTAGTTAAGATCGCCTAAAATTGAGATTGTCTCATACACAGCTTTTCTAACGTCTTGAAGTTCTTTTAATTCTTCGGGAGTTACTGATTGACTCATAGTCTTTATTTTTTTGTTTTTGTACTTTTTGGTTTAGTAGCTTTAGGAGCAGCTTTTTCAGCTTTCTCTACAACTTCTTTTACCTCTTTAATAATTGGAGCAGCTGCTTTTTCTATCTTCTCAATAGCTTCAGGAGCTGATTTAGTGAATTTATACCCAGCATAAATTGTTGCTGCGATTATCACTACTACGATAAATGTTAACATATTTTTTTAATTTTTAAGTTAGCTATATATAAATATCCAATAAAAGCGCAAAACGCTATTTTTTATCTTTCAATCCGTATTTAATCCACCTATACCAAATTCTTTCGTGAATGTAGTATTGAATAGGTTTATATACTAATTCTGCTATACCAAATGCAGCACCTACCTTGATTGAGCCGCTTATTAACCACATTAACAAGAATCCAATAAGAGTACTAATAATTCTATAGCTAATTGTCTTGGCTATGTGTCTTCTTTTGTCTACTATCATAACTTTCCTTCTGCTTTCATCTGCTCACGGATTTTAGTGGCAGAAATATCGTGAATCTCTTGAGGTGGAACGTGTTCTATAACATCGTACCCAATTCCTCTTCCAATATTCACCGATTCGATGTCAGGTATTACGATTATATGAACTTTTTGCTCATTTATCAACTTTTGAAGAGATATTTTTAAGTTTTCAAAGACTTGCCATGCATTCCATGGATTTTTCTCATCAGGTTTTACATCTCTAATACATAGTAGTACTTTCTTACCCTCGTTTAAGGCTTGATCAATTAGCCATTGATGTCCCTCATGCCAGGGTTGCCAGCGCCCGATGAACATTGCATAACCGTCACCACTACCATTCCCCTTTGCTAGTATATTTTTCATTTAGCCTGGTTTTAATTAAATTAATACATTCCTCTAATGATTTTTCAGTAGTATTTAACATTAAATCCACCTCATCTGCTTGGGGAATCTCAAAGTCTTCTACATGGTAAGATTCTCTACCTCTTTCTTCATTATATGTTAAATACACCCAGAAGACTTCGTTTGTTAAACTGTTTAAATAGTCTCTCGCCTCTTTGTACGGGTATACTAGAGATAATACTACTCTAATATCATCAATACTCTGATTTAAGTAGTGAGCTATATCGCTAGCTCTATTTAAATTCTTGATTCTTCCCTCTTTACTATAGTCTTTATTAGTAAAGATCGTTCTAAGCTTATCACCGTCTATATTATAGGCTTTTAACTCTTTTGCTAGAGTGGTTTTACCGCTACATGGCTGACCGAATAATACTACTATCATTTTGTATATCTAAATTGTTGAAAAAACCATGGATAATTAGTCCAGATCCAATCTGTTACATCCTTTCCTAAGATGTGCTTAGCTCTAGAAGGTACTGGTGCTAGTTTAGTTCTGATTTCATGATCACCAAACACACCGTACACTTCATCATCCTCTTTTGTAACCTGTTGAATGTTATCAAAATCATGATCGTAATAAGGAACCTCTAAATACTCATATATTCTAGTCATTGTTGTTTCGGGGTAGAGACATAAATCTTCGAACTTAACAAATAATACTTTAGAATCTATACCTAGTCTAAATAATTCCTGTAAACGTTCGATTGCAAGACCTATTGGTTGGGATTGTGCCCATATATCAACGCGTTTTGGTACTGTTGTACCTGCCATTTGAGCCCAATTCAATACGGGATTGGCTTTATCTGGATTTTTACGGTAATTCTTTTCCATTGAAGCAAAGATATCGCGTAAATCTCTCACCATTACTACTATCTTGGGGTTGGGATAGATTAAATTTAAGAAGTCATAGTGAATACCCCACCCTCTTGACTTATCTATTACGTATTTCTTATCTGTAATAGCATTATAATAGCCATCCATTCCGTTTCTACAGAAGGATAAGAAGCCTGTTCTCATTAAATCAGCATCTTGAGCTTTAAACTCAGGAGAATCTGTGTAATTACCTCTTGCAGCAAATACAAGCTCTAAAACACCTGATGTAGGTGTGGCATAGAAGTCAGGATTTTGTGCAATAATGTTTTGTAGCAATGTCGAACCGGCTCTTGGTAAAGAGCTTTGAAAAAATAACCTTTCCATTTAGTACTTTTTAAGTGAATCTATAATTTTATAGCTATCGAATATCTCGCTTTCTGAAACATAAGGAAATTCTAACAAATCTCCACCTATATTAAAGGCTTGAAGATAGGCATTTCGTAATTCCGCTTTCTTTGTAAAAGGATTTGCAAGAAGATTATCATGCATATCATATCCAAATACTTCGGGCTTATTAGTAATCCAACAAACTGTAGAAGGGAGTCCTAATCCGGCAGCTACGTGCTGAGCAAAGCTGTCCATAAACAATCTCTTAGTACTCAAAGAAACTAATACTACTAAGCCTCTAAAAGATTCAGTAACGGGAATAGTATTTTGAAAGCTAATTTGATCTTCTCTTTTAATATGAGCAATATTATAAACATCTTTAAATATTTCAATAACATCTACTACGTTTTGATAAGGAATATCTCTTGCCCAAGAGTATTTTAAATTTGCATCTCCTCCTCCATTGGTTTGAATAACCATTAAAGGACGGTCTGTTGTAAATCGACTACCAAAGAATGTAGCCTCTCTTTCTGTCAAGTAGACCTTAGGTAATTCTCCATCATATTGAAGATCAAACATCTCACACCATGTTTTAATAAGGTGTTCATTTTGATAAAGATGTTCTGTTTGGAGATAAGGATCATGAGCAAAGATCTTAAAGTCTTTCTCATTTTTAATGTACTCTTCGTAGAAGTAACTCATGCCACCGAAGTTATAAGATCGGTGGACATGTGGGTTACCTAAGAATACGTCTGCGTAGCCTGAAACTACTATAAGATTGGATTCGGGATATTTCTTTTTGATGGCCTCGCAAACGGCTGTAGCCATTACACACTTGCCAATACCCCCATTTATTTGGAATATTATGTTCATAACAATAATTTACGTAAACTAATTTAAATTACCAACTCTTTTAGAAAGTGTTAATCTCTGAGTAAATAATTTCGGTTACAGTTGTACCTTGTGCTACTGCAATTTCACCTAACACTACAGCGTCGTCAGTTCCCCAAGA